TGCAAGAAGCGTTCAAGGATGCGCCAAATGAGATCGCCGATCTCGTGCGCGTGATTCAAGCCGAGGCTGATCGCTACGGCAGAACCATGCTGCGCTACGCCAAGGATGGCGGCCTAGATGAGACGGCTCGCAAAGAGATCGTGGCTCAATACCGATCTGAGCTAATCAAGAAGGCCATCGCAGACAAGGCGGCTGGCCGCAAGTTCACGCCAGATGTTGGTGGCAACGGCATCATCAATCTCGAAGACGCTATCGTTGGCCCCGCTCTGAATCCAGAGTCTGGCCAGATCGAGACCGCTGTCTTGACTGGGCTGCGCCCGCTCAAGGGACGCCTGGTTGAGCGAGATGGCAAGTTTGTCTTCGAGCCTGGGCTGAACGGAACCGTCTACATCCTGGCCAAACATGCGATGGAGAACGCCGTCAAGACAGCGAACTCGCATGGCTACTTCGGCAAGGTCTCCAAGTTTGATAGCCCGATCAGTCGGAAATATCCTTGGCTGTCCAAGTATGCAGCCCAGATTCACGCAGCGTTTATGGGCAACCTACCCAAGAACGCCAGGGAAGTTGGAACGCTTTACTCGCCCGAATCCGATGGCGCTCGCAAATTGATGTCTTTGCCAAGCACGCGCACCACCGAATACCGTGCGCGTCTTGGAGACTTCTCTGCCAAAGAGGTTGAGAAGGGCATCGATTACAGCAAGTTTGCTGACTTCGATGAGATCAAGTCTCGCTGGGAACCTGGTGACGGTGGCATGGAATTGTTCCTCGCATCTGTTGCGATGGAGAATCGTCGGGTTCATGGCAAGGCTTTCTTTGTAGACCCGATCACCAATCAGCGCTACCTCGATTGGGAGAACATGTCCATGACCACGGCGGACGGCGTTACCCGCCGTCCAGCCGCACCTGGTTCTCAATCGGACGAGGTGTTGGGTGGCATGACTGCTCGCGTTGGGCCAACGCTTGACCAGCAGAAATACAACATCAACCAGAGTTTCGCGGGACAAATTTCCACGCACGCCACCGAAGCCAGCCAAGCAAGCGCGGTGCTGGACAAGCTGGCAAAGATGCGCAGCAAGAAGGACTTGTATGAGCTTGCCTTGCAGCACACGGAACTCCCGATCTCGCGAGATGGCAAGAAGTTCCGCTGGGATGGCGCTGGTGACTGGCCAGCTGATGCAGCAGTTAAGTCAGAAATCAGCAGGGTGTTGGTCGCCAAGCGGGACGCCGCTCGTGCAGAAATCGCAAAACTCAAGAAGCAGACCAACGAAGCTCTTGCGCAGGCAGAGGCAGCAGCAGCCAAAGCTCAGGCAGAGACTGGTGTTTCCCCTAACCAGACGCTGGTTTCTGGCGGAACATACAAGCAGTCGAGCAACGCTCTCTTTATTGAGCCTCTGACTGGCTTGGCGTTTGCCGACGCAGCCAAAGCGAACGCGATCCACATCGCAGCCAAGCAGCAAATCTTCCGCGACAGCGTGTTCCGCATTGTCTTGGAAGAGCGCGTGGGCCGCTTGCAGGACGCTGGTGTGAACGTGTCGAACTTCGACAACTTCACGCAACGCATGGTCGATGCTGCCACTCCAGCCGACAAACGCGTTGACGTTGGTGATCGCTTCTCTAGGCTGGCAGCTGGCAAGGTGTCGCCCATTTCCTATGAGCGCATGAAAGGCCAGCTGGCCGAGGTAATGCGCCTGCACAACACCACCGCCAACGAGATCAGCGTTGCTCTCGGTGACGCCTACCGTGTCTTGGATGAGGCAATGCGCATCACCAACGACTCCGAGGCCGTTGCCCGCCTGGTTGAGAAAGGCGCTGTCAATGGCGAGGCTGGCCTCAAAACAGCAGCAGAACACATCAAACAGGCGGCTGGTAAGGCGGCCACGACATCAGACACGCCAAACGTGTATCTATACAACGGCTATGAAGTCCGTGGCACTGACTTCAAGATTGAGCCGAGCGGAACCGTGCGCTTTGCTGGCCAACGAATCGGCAGCATTGCCAAGAATGCTGACGGCACTGTCACGTTCAGTCGTCTCGACGGAGACACTGGCGTCCAAGTCAAGACAGTCCACTCAGACCCAACCAGTGTCTTCCTGGCTGCAACCGAGGCATCTGGCAAGATCATCGACCGCATGGGCGCGGCTGGCAAATTGACCAAGTCGAACTCCAGTCCGAAGCCGATTGCGTCGATGTCGAGCGACTCGCTCTCTAACCTGAAAGACAGGATCGCTGGCGTGTCCAGCATCGACCCGCTTGATCCGCAGCTGTGGGTTAAAGGGAAAGACTTGTCTCCCGCTGAGCTTGGCATCCCTGACACACACAAGTTGGCCATTCGCTTCCCGACGTTTGTCAGTGACGCTATGGCAGAGAAGGGCACATTCCTCGTTCGTGCAGAAGGCGACAACAACTTCGCCAACGGCACGCGCCAAACACCTGCCCAGATGGCTGGCAGCAGCAAGGTATACGGGCAGCAGCTTGATGCTGCAAAGTGGGAGATCGGGACTGTTCCAGTCGGAGCCACCAGCAACACCCAATACGCAAGCAAGACATTCCGTCGTCTAGGTGAAACCCCTTACTCTGACGTGAAACCTGGTGTTTCTGTCAAGAAAGCAATGCCAGCCAAGGTGATGAGCGAGGCCAAAGCGGCGACCACCGCTCTGGATGAGACTGGGATTGTTACTGCGACTGGGTCGAAGCTCTCCCCCAGCGGAACCGACTACTCGCAATACACCCTGTTCCAAGCCCATCGCGCTTTGAACGGCATCATGCAAATCAGCTGGGACAAAATCGGCACGGCCGCCCAGCTTGACGCCGTGATCGCTGAGTCCAAGTTCCTGACTGACATCATCAAGCACTACGCTCCCGATGGCATTCAGGCAAACAACACGACTCGCCGTCGCGGTTTGCAGATGCTGCATGACACGTTCTCGACATTCAGCCGAGAAGAGCAAGACACGGCGCAAATCATTCTCCGCCGACTTGGCGGGGAGTTCTCGCCAGAGTTCATCCCTGGCTCAGAAAGCATGCGCTCTGAAGGCGTGGCTGGCGCATTGTTTGGCGTCAATGGCGAAGTTCGCCCAGATAAGGCTCAGTTCAACCCATACGACAGGCAGGCAATTGCGGTCACTGATTTGCCCATTGGCAACAGAGACCCTGGCTCGATGTCTCCTGTCTTGACCCTCATCCACGAGCTTGGTCACTGGGGTTACTTCAACACCCTCACGCCAAGTGAGCGGGTTGAGTGGCTCAGCATGATTCGTCGGGAGATGTATGACGCTGACGGCACGCTGAACACCACCAAGATTCAGGACTACACCTACTATCAAGCTACTGGTAGTGGCAGCAACGCTCTTGCCAGCCCGCAAGAGTTGTTCGCCAATCAGATGGTGTCTTTTGTTGCAGCCAAGATGAACATCCCTGGCTTTGAGCATGTGGTGAGAACCGCTGCCGAGGGATTGAACAGCGCGATTACTCGCACTGGTGCTGAGCAAATGGCTGGGCAGAGCAAGACATTCATCCAGCAAGCTCAGGAAATCATCCGTGGCTTCATTGCCAAGATCAACGGGGTGGTCGAGCGCTTGTTTGGCAAGCACCACGATGACAAGCTGGTTGATGGGGCTGGAGTTCTGTATTCAAAAATCTTCCCCGACGAAATGCCAAACGGCGCATCGTTCATTACTCGCACCGAGGATGGGTTCTTTGCACCTGGAATCCAGCCCACTGTCTTGTTCTTCGACAAGATGGCGCGTATGCGCCAGCAGCTGTCTGACGCCATCTCAACTGGATCGGCAGATTCTCTGCGCAGCATGCTGTTCCACGGCGGAGATGCTGGTGACGGCCCAGTTCGCAACTTCCTCTATGGCATCTACAAGTCGGTGAACCGCGACTACGCTCAGTTTGTCAAGGAGCATGGCGAAGGAAACTTCCTTGAGCATGCTTACAAAGCCATGCACGTTGGCGAAGGCAAGGAAGGCAAAGTCAAGTGGAGCGAGTTTGTTCGCCAATGGAACGACGACACGAACAAGTTCTTGGAGCAGTTTGCTGTTGATCCAAAATTCTCTCGTGGCCTCGAAGAGTCTGCCATTGCAGACATGGCGAACGAACACGTCACATCATTCGACGCTCTGGCTGACGCTTTCAATGCTGCCGCCTCTCCCAACGAGATGGCTCAGCTTGGCGGCTTGGCAGTGCGTGCGCTGGCTGCGCTCGACGCATTCAGCGAAAAGCTCGCATCACACATTGAGTCTCAAACCAGCGTTGCAATGCAGCGCGATGGTGTGAACATCAAGAAGAGCCGTGGGTATAAAGACATTGTCGAGGATCGCCAAAAGGTCAAGAAGGCTCGCGAGCAACGCGCAGCCTTGGAGGCCAAGGCAGCAGCCGACATTGCAGAGGCAGGTTCCACTACCGTTCCTGGCTCGGCAGCAGAAGCTGGGGCCAGCGCCCAGGCCCGCGCAGCCAAGACAATGACCATGCCTGAGATGCTGGCAGAGCTGCGTAACCCAGAACTCAACCCAGAATCCAAGCGTGCTGACGCCTTGGCAAAGGAGATCGGCAGCAGGTTCCAGCGTCAAGCCGCAGCGATCCCTCGCCCAGCGGCTGCTGGCGATGACTTGATGAAAGAACTCCATCAGCTTGGAAACAAGAAGTTGGCCAATCGTCTCGTGGAAGCCATGAAGAGTGGCGACTCGGTGGTGGCACAAGCTGCGGCACACATGCTAGGCGCTCGCGCCCAAAGAGCGCTGGCTGCTGGAGAGGACTTCAAGTATCTCGCCATGAAGTCTGGATCAACGCTCAATGCAATGCGCAGAGAAATGCTCGACAGCGTGGGCGCTCCTGAGTTTGTCAGCATCCCTGCCAACGCAACACCGCAGGTCACCGAGTGGTTGGTGCGCATGACTCATCGCGACCCAGTGGCACAAACCTCTATGCGTTCGATTGGCAATCGCTTGATGACCATGATGGACATGACAGAGCGAGACATGACTGGCGCGTCGCAAGACATCGGTCAATTTGTGAACGAGCGACTCTCTGGTGTTCGCGCATCCAAGACATCCAATGTTGGCCTTGACGTGTCGTCAGAGTCGTTCATGGCGCTGCGCAAAGACATGCGACGCCTTGCTGCCAACTTACAAGTTGGCGGTGACGCCGACGTCGCCGTCAACATAGCTTCTCGATTGCTGTATCGCGGCGTCATTGACGAGTCCAGCCAGAAGGTTGTGGCTCAAGCATTTGCCGAAGCCGCACGCCGAGGCACTACCAAGATGGAGAACGCCGAAGACTTCTTTGTAAACGGCGTTCAGTCTTGGCTGGCTGGCGAGCGTCCTCTTGCACTTGCATGGGGCACAAACTCAGGCGCTGCACGTCTGGCCAACATTGGTCAAGACGTGGCAGAAAAGCTGGGCTACATGTTCAGCGGTAACCACGCAAACCCTGACTTCTCTCGCAAGTATTTCTACCTGGCCGCATACGGTGACGTCTTCTCGCAGATGCGCCCAGAGACCAGCGCGATTGGGCTGTCTCGTCAGATGTATGGTGAGAACGTAACCCACCCGATGTTTGCTCGCAAGTATGTTGAAGAGTCTCTCGTCAACATGACGCCTGAGCAACGCGCCGCTGCGCTTGACTTCATCAACGCGCCGCAGTCCAAGATCATCGATCTGAAGGATCACATCTTCGTGACCCTGGACGGCCCACAAACATTCCCTCGGCTGGATGGTCAGTATGGCCCAGGGATTTATCTGGCCCACTACAAGAAAGCTGGCTTGGCAGCAACCAAGACAGCCGAAGACATCATGCGTGCCTTGCGTGCTGGTGACCATGCGACATCAGGTGCTGTTGAATCGGCCGTGCATGTTCTCGATGAACAGACACTGAAGATGATGCAGCACGCTGATAGCACGCCAGCCGCCATCGCAGAGAACATGATGACAGAGGGTCTTGCAAACAAGGTGATCTCTGGACGCACTGCTGAGCAGTTCAACAGAACCACGCCTGTGTTCGTGTCTACTGGCCAAATCTTTGATGCTTCCTCGCCAGGTCTGTATGACGGCATGGTCGCATCATTCGGGAAGGGTGGCAAGAATGCACTTTATGAATCGCTGGTTGGACGCGGTTATGACTCCATTCGAGTTGTGGAGCGTCTGGATGATGGATCAATGGTTGAAAAGCTGGTCGTCTTTGATGAGAGCAGGGTTCGACCACTCAACGACCCGCAGTTCCTCAAAGAACGACAGCCCAACCTGATGGCCGAGCGCGAGCTTGAGAACGGTAAGCCCGTTCCTAAACTCCTCGGCGCAATGATGGGCGGGGAAGACATCGGTGCTGGCATACAGTCCGCTGTTGGCAGTGGTGGTGCAACGGCAGACGTTGCAGCTTTCCTGCGCAAGATCGCAAGACGAGAGGCTACAAGCGAGAGCGATGTCTCTCGTATTGCAGACTTCAAGGCGTTGCAGTTGCGCACGAATTCAAGCAGGCTGCGTCAAGACGGCGCTCGCTGGTTTGCGGATTACATCAGCCCGAAAGACGGAGTGGGTTTCTTTGAGCAGCACAACAGCGAGTTCGGCAAGATTGTCTATCCTTTGATCGACGCGCTGCACACTCTCGAAGATGCAAGCAGCGGGTTCAAACGGTGGGTCGGCAACCTCAAGCCGCTGGCCACACTTGGTCACACTGGGCCTGCGTTGCCCAAGAGCTACACGCGCATTGCTGACGCGATCCGCATGGGTTCTTATTCCAACCTGGCCGAAGCTGAGCGCAATGTTGCGTTCAAGATTCGTGACGAATTCAACAACATCTGGAAGAAGCTGACCGACTCTGGTGTGTTGGTTGGCGACGCCAAGCGCTACGGCGGTGATTACTTCCCGCAAGTGTGGGACGTTGAACTCATCAAGAAAGACGTGGACAAGTTCCGCAACTCGCTTGCCGACTTCTTCATGGAAGACCCCACCTTCTCAACTGGGAAGATGACGCCAGAGGCGGTGCGAGCAGATGCTTTACGCCGAGCAGACGGAGTCATCATGCGTCTGGACAACGATGCTGGCGTGACGCTGCCATACGACGCGGCATTTGCTGATGGCGGAGACCACTTCATGCGCCGTGTCTTGGCGATGAATCCTGAGCAGATGCAGCGCCTGGGTATGAACAAATACCTGGTCAATGACATCGAAGGCATCATCGTCAAATACTACGACTCGGCCGTTCGACGCCTCATCCTGCACGAGAAGTTTGGAACCAACGCTCACGGCTTGACCGCGTATCGATACATCGCTCACGGCGGACGTGATGCCCTGGTTGATGTGCTGATGAAGAACGTGACCGAGGAGAACAAGCAGTTCCTGCGCAATACAGACTTGGAGCGCGAGGTGACATCCATCACCAAGACACAGGTTGTTGGCATGCCTGAAGCGCAGGCTCGTGCAGTTGCGCAGCAGCTGGAATACATCTTCACGTCAGCTGGTCGTGGCAACGAAGACGCCGCTCGCGGAACGGCCAAGGCTTACCTGGAGAAAATCTACGGGCACGCAGACGAGTCTGGCGACTGGGCACGACGCTCTGACGCCATCGTGGCTGCGCTCTCGGACTTCGGGTTCAACGGCAAGACAATGTCTCGCAGCGAAATGGACTTTATGGCCAACATGTATGCGGCCATGTCTCACTCTCCTGGCACTCAGAACTATCCTGAGCTGCTGAAGAAGACATCCAAGACACTGCGTAACTTTAACGCCGTTACCTTACTTTCGATGTCCACCCTGGCGTCTATCCCTGACTTCATCCTGCCGCTGGTTCGCTCTGGCGACATGGCGTCATTCCTCAAGGGTGTGTCCAGCTGGTTCAACGTCGATGATCGCTATCGTCAAGCCGTCAGAAACCTTGGCGTCTCGATGGAGAATTTGGTGCATGACAGGTTGGCCCAGCTCGACGGTCAAGCCAGCAGCAGATTCACCAACGCGTTCTTCCAGTTGAACCTGTTGACTCCTTGGACTGCGATGAACAGGGAGTTGGCGGCGCTCACTGGCTTCCACATGTTGCAGGCCGAGCAGCGCATTGCGCATGCGGCATACGCCAACGGGAACATCCAGACCCGCGCCTTCAGGAAGGCAGACAGAATCCTGCGTCACTTCGGTCTTGAGGATTTCCTTGAGCCAGGTGCGCCGATGCTCGACAACATCGAGAAGGCGATGGAGCAAGACAAGGTTCGCATGGCCCTGATCCGCTTTGCCAACGAGTCGGTGTTCAGCCCGAACAAGAACGACATCCCGCTTTGGGCACAAAGCCCACTCGGCGCTATCGCTTGGCAGCTGAAGTCATACCCAATGATGATGGGCCGCTTGGCCAAGCATGTCTTGTCGGAGGCCAAGCAGGGCAACGTCATGCCGCTGACTTATCTGACCACCGTGGCAGCTGGCTTTGGTATGGGCAGTCTTGCCATCCGCGACTACATCCAGTCACGCGGCGGGGAAGACGAGAAGAGCCGCGCTCTACGCGACCGCTCGATGACCAAGATTCTCAAAGAGTTTGGTATCGATCAGCCAACAGCCTTGATGATGAACAAGGACTTGGACAAGTTCCTCGGTTGGTATGTTGAGTCTATGGTCTCCGTCATCGGCATCGGCCTGCTTGGCGACATGCTGTTCAATAGCGCCCAGAAGTTGGATAACGGCGCATACGGAACTGTCCGTGTCTTGAGCGGTGTCTTCGGGCCATCGGTGTCCACGCTGGTGGAAGGCCAGCAGGTGCTGTCTGGCTTTGCGGAGGCGCTCAGCGATGACCCAGGCAACGGCGACCGACGTCAGGCAGTTCGCAACGTCAGCGGCCGTATCCCAGTCATAGGTTCAAACCGTGACTTCAGAGAAGGCACAACTGATCTGATCGCTGGCGAAGCCCGTAAGGTCTCCAACGCCCCAGTCACCAAGATGCACGGCATCAAGATGAAAGGGTTGGAACTCAAGGGCGCATGGGGCAGAGGAGCCAACGTCTGGAAAGAGGGCGACAGCGGAGAAAATATGATTGTCGGGACGCCAGATGTCGGCAACTAAACAATCTTCACGAAGGTTGTCAGGCAGATTCTCCCGTTACGAGGAGAGTCTCCTGCAACCCTTGGTTGTGGCTCCATGATTACGGGTCTGACCGCATGCTTAGTGCTTGACGGGAAAAGCACGGCCATGTTGTTGGACACCGAATACACAATCTCCTGTCCATTACCACGCAGGCAAAGCTCGCCGCCTTGCCATTGCTTTGGCTCGTGGAACAGGTATGCGCAGATCGTGTAGAGCGATGCGTCCGTGTGGTATTCATACTTGTTCCCGCCCTCGTAGTATGAGAGCAGCGTGTCAGCACTGTTCGTCATGCGATACCAATGGTGAATCTCATCACCATTTGCAAGAGCGTCTGCAACGGCGTCATTGAGGAATGCTCTGTGCGTGTAGAAACAAATGTCACTAGCGGAACTGTCCTTGTAAATCTCGGACATCCAAACTCCCTTGTTCTGTTTCAAGGGAATACCGTCCTCATTACGCATCGAGCCAGTAAACTTTGGTGGCATGAGTCTGCGCTCATGTATGAGGAACCTTGCTTCGTTCCAAATGTCTTTGAGTTCGTCTTCAGTAAAGACATCGAAACAGAGGAGGTGTGGGACTGGTATGGTTCTCTTTTCAATTCTCATGCTTTCGCTCCCTGGGATTGATACTTCTCTGCGGCAGCGATGATGCGGTGGTGATCCATCTCAATTTGTTTTGCCATCTGTTCTCGCTTGTAGACGTCGCGCACCCTCACGACATCTCGCGCTTTAAGCTCCAGCTCCATCCATTGACTCAAGAATGCCTTGTTGAACAAGACAGAATCTGGCGGTCTGCCAAGTAGCCCGTATGCCTTGCGCTCACTTTGCGTCACCATTCTTCTCTCCTTTCAACCTGATACACGCGGCAATGTAGAGCGTGCCGAAGCCTTCTGCTCCGAGCTTCTCAACAAGCAGCGCACACTCCTCTCGCTCTGCCAAGCGAGACTCCTCTTCATGCTTGAGCATGATGTCTTTAATCATCTCGACTTGTGTCTCTATCATTTCGGTCTCACCTTGAACAAGCTCCAATCACCACAAATCTCCAGAGCTTCTCTGTTGTGCTTGTTGCAATGCCATTGGCCGTTGACTGATGGCAGCGAGTGCATGCACTTAGCGCATGTGGCTCCGTTGGTGGCCGTGATTTCTGCGTGATACGAAGGGTTCCAGCAAGCATCTCGCTTGAAGCATGCGCGGCAGCGCCAGTCGGTGTCATCCTCAGAGATGCGCAAAGCCGAGCCAGCCAAAACACCTTCAACCTTGGCCTCAAGGCCGCTGTAGTAGAACTCATCGAACTCGATGAACTCAACGTGATACTCGCTGGTGTTCTTGTTGTATGCGATGAACATGGCTCGGCGAAGCCCTGACATACCCATCATGGCCTGCATCTGCGCATAGTATTTGGGGTGCGATGACCGAACACCCTGTCGAACGAAGTCTTTGAATCGACCTTCATTCATAGACTTGATCTCAAGCAAATGGTCTTGGTCATCAATGATGATGATCCCGTCAGCGTGTCCAGAGAAGTGACCGCCAAACTTTTGGAATGCGTGCTGCTTGCCAGTAAAGCCATCGATGTTGCTGACATCAAACCCAGCATTGACCAAGTCTTTCACCACCCTGTCTTCGATGCGGTGGCCGTCCTCGAAGATGCGCATGAGCTTGGGGTCTGGAGGTGTGTCTTGGAATCCGCGCAAAGACAGCGATAGGTATGCCGTGCATCCGTCTCCGACAATCGATGCCCCAAGATACTGTCTTGGCTTTTCTTTTTTCTTGTTTAGATACGCCTTGTCGATTGCTTCGACAACGTCTTTTGCTTTCATGCTAACTCCTATCGCTTTAGTTGTTTTGTTCTGAAGAAGCCCTGGTATTGCGGAAACTCGTGCATGAACAGGCGAGAGTAGAAGGCGATGAAGTCATTGCTGATCTTGAAGTCATCACCCTTGGTCTCTATGGATGTCTCCCACCTGATTCGATTGACGATCAACCATGCGCTTAGGTGCTTGTGGCCGCTGTTGATTGCTTGCCATGTGAATCGTTTGAACAATTCATAAACGTGTGGGTTGGCTTTGTGCCATTCCCACCATTCGTGCTTGAGTGATCTTGCCGCCCCGCCGTGGGCGGGAGCGGCAACCGTTGCATCAGAACGGGACATCATCCTTCATCCCTGCAATCGTTCCATCGTCACGATGGATGATTGAGCCGCCCATGTCAGAGGGAGGGAAGTAGCAACCGTTTTGTTTCAGGCGTGAGCCTTTACGCTCTTGGCCGTCCTTCATGTAGGTGTCTTCGACAACGGTGATGCCAACGGTGAGGTTGCGCATGGACTCAACACCATGCTGTCCGATGTTGTCGGGGTCTTTGTGACCGCCATGCACCAGCAGAGCTTTGAGGCGCTCACGACCAATGCGGCCAGCGGTTTCAGACTTCGGCGTGTGCAGGGTGATGTAGTCACGAATGCCAACGCCGCTGCTGGTGTCTTTGAATTGCACCATCAGCTGCGTGCCGCCAGATTGTGTCTTGTCAATCTTGGCTTCAGTCACGGTTGCAACGTAGCGTCCAGGTGCGAGCGAGCCGCTCGACTGCGTTTGAACGTCACCCAGGGTCAGATCACGAAAAGAAAATGTCATGGTATTACTCCTTGTTTGAATCGGATTGTTTGCTGAATTTCTCGAACTCTTCATTGGACATGTCGAGTCGCTTGAGAAGACTTACTACGTTGCCTGTTCGCTCGATTGGCTTGAGGCGCTTGTTTTCATCACGCACTTTTCCGTGCCATCCCTTGACTTCTTCAGTCACGATGAAGCGCGTGATTTCCACTTCGGCTGGACGCTGGGGGTTAGCCACACTTGTGTGACGCACTCCAGCAAACACAGCATCGAAGATTCCTGGCAACTGCTTTTGCACACTGTTGCCTTTGACGAACGGCCAGTATTCGGTGTCTCCGTTGTCGTTGCTTTCTTCCTTCGCAAGACAGGTCACGATGACCTGACACGGTAGATCACGCACCCACTTGCATGCGCCGATCATCGACGTGGCGTATTCACCCCAAATCGCAAAACCGTTTTTCTTGTCGCCGTTGTATTTGGCTTCGACGGCCGCAAAGCAATGGTCGCCAAGCTCAGTAAGAGAGTCGAGACCGATCCACTTGTAGCCCATCTTTTGGAACTCAGGGCTGGCGATCATCTTGCAAATTGCTCGGAATGAGTAGATGCCTTTGGCTTCGTCCACCTCACCATCCCATGAAGAGAACGGCAGGTAGTCGATGTTGGCGGAGCGGATGGACGAAAGCCCAGCCTCCCCGCTGATGATGAAGCCAGGGCCGTAATGCTCCTGATAGAACTTCATTTGCGTTGTCTTGCCCCACCCGTGATGGGCGTAGAGCAAGACTTTTCGTTGCGCGGTCAGCGCGTCCTTCGTGGACATTGGCTTAAATGCCATAGGAACTCCTTTCGAGTTGGTTGAGGAAATCAGTCAGCGCCACGGGGTGCAACAGAAATGCTGGTCGTTCCGATGTTGCGTGTAAGTGCTGGTTTGAGTAGGGCTTGCTCTTCGGCTGGCGCTCGAAGAAATTTCCGCTTGTCTACCGTGAGACCCTTCTTGACGTAGGGGGGTAGAGCGCCCGTGTTAGGGAGGATTGCCTCCAACTTAGCGGCGTCCCACGACCACTTCTCGGCTCGTGTGACTCGAACCTCGATGTCATCGTAGGTTCTGACTTGCTCACCGAAGTCTTCGGTGAAGTCTTGCAGGATCGCGTCTTCTGTCGCTTGGATGTGACGCTTCAGTTCATCTTGTTGGCGGTATAGCTCTTGCAGCTTGACTGCCATCTCTCGTCTTTCCCTGTTCGCCTTATCGGCTGGGGAGTCGAATGTGTCCCAATCGCTCATGCTGGCTCCTTCAAATTGTCACGCCATTTCGGCAAATCATGTCACTAAGGTGTAGCCTAGTTGTGACATTGAGTGTATCATAAGCCCGACAGGAGCGAAACGCAACCCCCTTTCAAAAACTTTTTTTGGAGCGAAAACCATGAGGTTGAACATCAAGCAATTGGTGCGTGATCTTGGCGGTGCGGCTGCGGTGGCTCAAGCGATTGGAGTTGCTAGGACTACGCCCTACCGTTGGATAGCGCACGACTACGTCAGCAGTCGTTCTCTTGGAGCAATCAAGGCGGCCTACCCCTCCGTGTCAATTGATGCTTACTTTGGAGAAGGAGAGAACGACCATGCAGGAAACGACGGGACAGGATCAGCTGGTATCGACGCTGAAAGCGGAGATGCACAAAGCAGCGCGGGAGTATCTGACGAGGGGGTGGAACATCATCCCCATATCGATAGCCGACAAGAAGCCGTTAATTAAATGGAAGGACTACCAATCGAGGCGGGTGACAGACGCCGAGGTGAATGAGTGGTTCACGAGGGGTGTAGAGACTGAGTCAGGATCGTTCGTCAAGGTGTTCAACCTTGCCATCGTGACTGGCTCCATCTCTGGTGTGGTCATTGTCGATGCCGACAATTCCGAGGCCAAGGAGTTCTGCTCGGACAACGGGCTTTTCTCCTTCTGGCAGGTGCGCACTTCAAGGGGTGCGCACTACTACTGGAAGCACCCTGGCGACGGCTACTACCAAAACAAGGTGGGCGGCAACGCCAACGATTGGCCTGACCTCAAGGGCTTGGATTTCAGGGGCGACGGCGGATACGCTTTGCTGCCACCCAGCGTGTCGTTCAATCAAGACGGCTCGCTTAAGCACCAATACGAGTGGGTCGTTGACGATACCCTTGCGTGGGATGAGCTTCAGACGTGGCGCAAGACAAAGGCCACCAAGTCCCCAGCCCCAGATGGCGAGTTCTCATTTGGCGAGCTTGACCTCTCTGGGGTCAAGGTGCAAACGCCGCAGGACTTCCTGTCTGTCTGGGATCAGGCGCAGCTCTGGGTATTTCGGCAGGGTAGGAAGATGGGCAACGGGGACGGCAGGAACTCGTGGCTCATCAGGTATGCGGGAGAGCGGATTGCACAGGGCGTGATTGGCGACGATCTTGTCTTGGCCTGCGAGTCCTTCTGCGACCACTACTTTGAAGACCCGCTGCCGCGCAATGAATTCATCCGCACGATCCAGAGCGCAGAGGAGATCGACAAGCGCAACCACCCCGACAGATACGACGCTGATGGGACGCTCAAGGCAGAGGAAGGGGTAACCCCCCAGCCAGCCAAAATAAAGGCGCTACGCCCCCTTCTGGCCAGCGATATGGGGCGTCTGAAGAACTACCTCAAGGAGGACAAATACATCCTCGACCCCATCCTTAAACCTGGGACGATCACGCAGGTGGTGGGATACAACGGGCACGGCAAATCGTTGTTCATCGGCAACATGCTGTATCAGGTCAGCCTTGGCCGTCCCTTCGGGCCGTTCCAAGTTGACCGCCCTTGGCGTTGCATGTATTTCGATTTCGAGATGCCAGCAGCCACGATGGAGCATCGCATCAGCAAGTGGCTGTCATCTTACGGTGACCCAGGCGAGAACTTTATGACCGTCTCCCTGAACCTGCCATCGACCTTCGAGGACTTCGTCGAACCCTTCGTGTTGTCCACGGAGAGCGGGTTTGCGGAGCTTGGCGAGTGGGTGAAGACATGGACTCCAGACGTTGTTGTCATCGATACGATACGCAACGCCTTCAGGGGACTTGACGAATTCAGCCCTCAATCGTGGGCGGTTGTGAACCATGTAGCAAAGACGCTACGCAACATGGGCTGCGCTGTCATCCTCGTCCACCACCGCAACAAGCCAGGGGAGGGTGGCCTTGGCCGTGAAGCTGGGTCAACCGCGCAGCTGACAGACATCGACACGCAGGTGATGGTGACGCAGGTGGCCAAGACGAAGGACGAGGCCAAGGCCATCGCTGGCCTAGCAGATGACGACCTCGAAGTCACGGACATGAACGGCAAGGTGTGGACTCCTTGGTCATATCTGGAGAACAGGCTTGAGCCTGAGAGCCGCTTGGTCATGGTGCAGCAGGTGAGCTTTGGCAAGGTGCGTCAATACACCGACAACCACACACGGCAATACGTTGGCTTCTGCGAACACTACGACACGGCCAACGAATACATCACCAGCACCAAGTCGCCAAGGCAGAAGGCGATGTTCTACCTCAGCCAAGGCAAGACCGTTGGCGAGATTTCTCACCTCCTCAAAGTGCCGCAGATCATTGTGCGGCAATGGCTCGGATTAAAGGATGAAGCATGAGTGGTATCAAACACGATCAAGATAAGCCCCGCATGGATTTGCTCGACAGGTTCGCCATCGAACAGCTGGCCTTGGTGCTGGGCTTTGGCGCGCAGAAGTATGCGGCTCACAACTGGCGCAACGGCTTGGCATACAGCAGGCTTGTCGCGGCTGCGTTACGCCATATACACGCCTTCAACAGCGGTGAGGACAACGATCCAGAGTCAGGTCTGCCGCACCTCGCTCATGCGATGTGCTGCCTGATGTTCTTGCTTGGGATGACGCAGGGGCGGCCTGATATGGATGACCGCTACAAGACCCTCTTATAAGTCTTATAAGTAGAGGAAGGAGCATTTATGCTCCTTCCTCTTAAATGTATATGCTTCCTCTTATGCGCTCCGACAGCGCAAGCGTATCGTCAAAAAAAGCACTTGTCAAGCCTCAATGTCACAACTACAATAATTAACGACATGTAGTGTTTTATGAAGGGGACAAGTTGTATGCGCAACACACACCCGCTGACCTTAGGGAGAACAACCTGGGAAAGCGGAGAGGTTTGAGTGACGAAGACAAAGAGTTCATAGAACGGGCTATCAGCAGCGGCGAGACCTTTGATGCCATAGCCATTCATTTGGGCGTTTGCACCGACACCGCAAAGCGTTACGCCGTGCGGTTGGGGATAGTCTCCCTCGAAGGTGCGAAGTATCAGGTGTCAAACAGGTTCCGCACGGAATACTGGACACGTCCATGTATCAAATGCCACAAAGAAACGAAGCGCCCAAAGTGGCAGTTCATCTGCTCTAGATGCACGGCTGCCAATGCGCGTGACCACGGCGGCATTGGAGACGACTGGCAATTTGAATAGGGGCAAACATGAGCGGAAGAAGTGGTAAACGAAAGGGAGATGGGTATGAGCGGGAGATTGCGGGCTATCTCAACGACAATGTCTTGGGCGGGAATTGTGCTTTCCGTGCCCCTCTTAGTGGCGGCGGCCGTAGCTTTTCTCACAGCGTTGATCCCAGTATTCGTGGCGGAAGTGCTGATCTCATCGGCACTCCTGGTGTCTGGGTCGAAGCGAAGCGTGTTGAGGCATTTGCTCCCTACAAGGCTATGGATCAGGCTGAATGTGGGATCGAAGGACGCAAGAGCCAAGACATTCCAGTAGTCGTAACGCGACGCAACCGAATCGGAACCGAAGACTCCCTCGTCGTCATGCGCTTAAAAGACTGGGCAGAGTTCTACAAGGCATGGCTTGGACGACAGCAAAGCGCGTGAGTAATACAGTGAGCTTATTTGCACGGAGGCGTGATGCGCTGTCCGAACTGTAATTCGCTGAACACTGAAGTTCAAGACAGCAGGAAGGAAGATGACGTTGTCAAAAGGCGTAGGGTGTGCGGACGCAAAGGGTGCGGGACAGTCTTTCACACGGAAGAAAAGCTCGTCAAAGTTGGCAAGCGTTCGAGGGGAAGACAAAGGGAAAACAAGCCCGCTCTCGCTCTCATTAGCACGAAGCCAACGCCAACGCCAAAGATCGAGCATTCAAAGATCACCACCGTCAAAGATGGCCGCGTTGTTAAGGGCGTGGTGAGAAAGCAAAACGAGTTTGATGACGTGGATGAGGAAATACGGGGCGATCAAGAAGCCTACAACATCGGAAAGCAAATGGGGTGGTGGAAATGAAAAACGCAATGACCAACGGCATGACAAATGCCATGAAGAAAAAGCCTAAGCCCACAAAGAATCTTGCGCCCATCGAGAAGCGTGAGATGTATCGCAACCGCGCAGTCAAAGCAGCGAACACCAAGAAGGGTCAGCGGTGATTCGCGTCATACCAAACATCATCAACAGGGTCGAGCGCGAGTGGTTGATTGCCCAAGCGCAGCGCGGCTCTGTCATGCCCACATACGACGGGAAGATGCACGGTGAGAACCCGATGGTTGCTCATCTCCCGATGAATGAGATGACGGCACGGATTGCCAACTTGCTTGTTGGCAATCCTGCACTGGTCAAGAACACTCATGTCTTGAAGTATGTCAGCGGATCATCGATGGACTTGCATGCTGACAACGGTGTGTGGTCAGAGGATGGAGAGTGGACAGTTCGTCATTTCTTTTCAAGCTCTGCAATTATTTTCCTCAACGAGTGCGATGGTGGAGAGACCGTGTTCCCGAAGCAGGGCGTCACCATCAAACCAACAGCAGGCACATGCGTCTTAGCGCCATCAAGCGCTGACTACGTTCACGAAGTCAAAGCGGCTGGTTCAGACCGCTACACATTCATCATTCGATTTGGAGAACACCTATGAAAGTCAACGATAAACTTGCAGCTCAGATTCGCGCAAAGGTTGAAGCGAAGGTCAAAGAAAAGTTGGAGGCTCGCTCTCGTGGCGAACCCGCATCGAAAGCCGAGCGTAACCAGCGTCACCAAGCAATCGCTGGCGCAATTCTCGGAGGCAAGAAATGAAACGCATAGCCCTCGTCGTGTTGTGCTGGATTGCAGCCATCGGCCAATCACTCGCACAAGACACGACCATTAACTACAAAGGTCAGCCGCCGCCGTCAGCAATCGCACCATCGATGTCTGCGTTCAGCCAAGACGTGTGCGCCATCCCAGTGGCTGGTTCTGTATCGACCACCATCTTTGGAGTCAGCGGAGGCACTGTCTTGCTTGATGACAACTGCGTGCGCATCAAGTTGGCCAAGACGCTCAATGACCTGGGCCTCAAGGTCGCAGCAGTTTCTGTCTTGTGCGACGACGACAAAGTGTGGCGTGCGATGGAGATGAGCGGGTCGCCTTGTCCAATCGGTGGCTCCATTGGAGATACCGCAAGGTTGGCGTGGTTCAAGATGAAACCCGAAAGGTTCCACCAGTTGTATGGAAAGACTTGGACGCCTCCTGCTCCTGCTCCTTCTCCCAATTAACGCACTAGCGCAGAACTATTGCTCGATTGGAGGAGGTGCTGGCTCGCCTGACTACTCAACAGTTCAGGCGTATGGAACTTATACGCTGACGCAATGCCAGCAGATGGTGTGCAACATCTGGCCAACGATGGCTGGGTGCAGCGGCGCTGCCCCAAAGTGCGTGCCGCTTGCGCCTGAGACGCAGACCATCGCATGCCCCGCAGGGTATGTTGGTTCAACCACCCAGACAAGACAGTCCTATTGTCCAGATACCTATTCCACGTCCCCCTTGTGGGGGCCGTGGGTCACCACCGCATCAACGTGCGTAAGGCTCCCAACATGTCAAGTCTCAAGCGAGTCACAGAGTCTGTCTTGTCCTACTGGCTATACAGGTTCAATTACCCAGACCCGTATGGCCACTTGTCCCGATCCATACGGAGCGGCGGTGTGGGGTGCATGGACGACGACTTCAAACAGCTGCGTAAAAACATTGGTCAATCCGACGAATCCATCGTCACCTGTTTCACCTCTGAATCCAACAAGTCCGTTGGCGCTACCGCCTCCGCCTCCGCCTCCCGCTGCGCCACCACCACCTCCGCCGCCTCCACCTTCTGCGCCCCCACCTCCACAAGAGAGACCAAGAGAGAGGGATAGCGGAGGTGCGCCTGCACGCAAGGACGACAAACCTGCACCACCCCAAGACAATACGAAGCAAGAGGCTTCTCTTGGAACGGGATTGAAACCCCCAACTCCAGGCAAAACACTTGTCCCAGGTTTTGGATTGGTGATGTCTTTGGAGTTGTTCGTGAAGCCTGGACTCAAGCAGCCCGATGTCTTCCCGATCTTCGAGCTGCAACAAAGGCAAGATGATGAAACTCGAAGACGCTACGAACTTTTTGAAAGCCTTTTCCTCGAATCCGACGGTGATTTGGGGGACGCTCTTCACCGTGATTCCGAGCGTGTTCTTCGGCGGATACACCGCAATAACTCGTTACAACGAGATGGTCTCGGTGATTGATGAGAACAAGGAGATCGTCAAGCGTGCGGCAAGTCAATCGAAGGAACTTGCCGAGCTGCGCGTGCGTCTCGATCAAGAGCAGGCAGCTCGAACAAGTGAGCTGTCGGCCAAGACAATCGAGCTGAACGCAATCAAAGAACGCCAAGTGCAACTCAGCGAAGCCATGATCCGTGTGTCGGAGAAGGCAAGCGACGCCATCGCTCTCGCCCGCGAGACCAAGGCAATCGCAGAGGGTTCGCAAAAGGAATCCCGCGCTGCGCTCGCTGGCATTCGCTCCGAGCTTGAGACTACCAATCAGTCTTTGCGCACAGAGATGCAAGTCTTGCGTCGCGCAACAGTCAACCCACTGGGAAAGTAAATGGCAAAAACTGAAAAGGAAATCAAAGCCCTGGCTGCGATCAGCATCAGCATCTTTGCTGCTGTCTTGGCAATCAACACGCTGCTGGGCAACAGCAACAGCGGCAAGATTCTGACCAACACCATCGAGGCAAACAACCAGTGGGCGTGGTATCAGGCAAAGAACATTCGTGGCGTGATCTACGAGACCTCAGGCAGGAAGGCTGACGCCGCCCGCATGGAGCAAGACAAATCAGAAATCTCGGCCCGCGCAAAAGCTCTCGAAGCCGAGCGCGAACAAGCACGCAAGCGCAGCCCGTGGTTCACCTACGCAGGCAGCCTGCTGCAAATCGGGATTGTCTTGTCTACAGCAGCCATCCTCGCCATCGCCATGCCCCTCTACTGGGCGTCGATTGTTGTCGGTGTCTTGGGTATCGCATCGTTTTTGAACGCGCACTTTTTGTTTGTAGGAGGTTGATATGTTTCCAATCGGCGCACTTCTTGAAGTGGGCGGGAAGATTCTTGACAGAGTAATTCCCGATCCCGCAGCCAAAGCTCAAGCTCAAGCAGCACTCATGGAGATGCAGCAAAAGGGCGAACTCGCACAGATTCAAGCTGACATGGCAGAGCAGGCCGAGGTCTCCAAGCGCTGGGAGGCCGACATGAAGTCGGACTCTTGGCTCTCCAAGAACATTCGACCGATGACTCTGATCTACATCCTTGTCATCTACACCCTGTTCGCAGGGTTCTCCGCTGTAAATGTGAACGTCAACCAAGCCTATGTCGAACTGATGGGGCAGTGGGGCATGTTGATTATGAGCGCCTACTTCGGTGGCCGCACTTTGGAAAAGATCATGGGTGGCAAGAAAGACAAGGAGAGCAAAGATGCAACTGACAAATAACTTCAGCCTCGCAGAAATGTGCAAGAGCGAGACCGCTTTGCGCCAGAACATCGACAACACTCCCGACGATGAGGTCACAGCAAACCTCAAGCGTCTATGCGAGGAGGTCTTGCAACCCGTGCGTGACCACTACGGCAAAGGCGTCAAGGTCAACAGCGGCTATCGCTCTCTCGCAGTCAACGCAGCGGTGGGCGGTGTGCAAGGTGCAAAGCCATCTGACCACACACGAGGCATGGCAGCAGACATTGAAATCCCAGGTGTTCCCAACCACGAGTTGGCTCTGTTCATCAAAGACAATCTCAACTACACGCAGCTCATCCTTGAGTTCTACACCATCGGTGTTCCCGATAGTGGCTGGGTGCATGTGTCCTACAACCCTGCCGACTTGAAGAAGCAGGAACTCACGGCCGTCAAGAAGGATGGCAAGACAGTTTATCTACCTGGTTTGGTCTACGCATAAGGAGAAGTCATGGCAACCAAGCGCATCAAAGAGTATGGCGGCAAAGAAACCTACTCAAGCAAAGCAGCAATGAAGAAGCACGAAAAGTCTGAGTCGAAAAAGACGGAAGCGCGTGAGCGCAAAGCCGCACCCAAGCGCAAGAAGTGACCATGAAAAAGAGCAAAGGCAAGAAGCCTCCGAAGCGGTGCTGACATGAGCGATGTTGGCACTTGGATTTTTTGCGTGTGCCTAGCGTATTGGCTGGGGACTCTTCATGGATAACCACATGGAAGAAACAGAAGAGCGCATGGACGAAGCCTCCGAATGTCTATACAGCGCTGACAACTTGTATCGAACAATCAGGCATGACATTCTTTTTGAGAGGTGGAGCGACGCCCTTGCTCGCATCGCCCACCTTGAGAGAAGTCTCTCGATACTCAAGAATGCGGTGGCCGATAAGGTGCTTGGTGAGTGATGTGTTCGTAGGCAGTAATTGCCTCGTGTAACTTCATCTTCATTTCAACTAACAGCTCTTCTCCCATGTCCTTGGACAATGATGCGTCCAAGACCGCTAGGCTGACATCGAGGTTTTTGATGATCTCGTTGAGAATGACAATGTAGTCTGTCATTTTCCTGCCCTTTCCCTTTCAGATAAGAAGTGGTTGACTTGCGCAAGTTGTTCTTTACAGCATATAAGTTGTGACGAAGTTGACTCACTCTGATAGAGTATCATCATCTTCAGTCTTGACATGGTGGGGGTCGTTGGTTCGAGTCCAATCGCGCCTACCAATCACAGCAAGGCTTTCAAGGCTTTCCTCCTTTCTTTTTGGTTGTGTCTTCGTGTCACTTGGCAGAATCCTGCCAAAGTCTTGGATGATTGCCTGCGCTCTATTGGGTATGAATCCCCTGTAACGCATGGTCATCGACACGTTCGCATGCCCCATCATCCCCTGCAAATCTCCGAGGTCTGCGCCATGCGTTGCCGCCTGATACGCAAACGTGTGCCGTAGATCATGCAGTCTCAGCCGAGGAATCTTCAGCGCATCGCACGCAGCCCATAGGGCAGAGCGCCAGCGTCTCGCAGCGTCATGCCTATCCTTGTATGCGCCGCCACTCGCATTCAGCACCACGCTACCCACAAAGCTGGTCGCACCACACCCAGCAAGCGCAGCCTGCGCACGCTTGGACAGGGGGACTGTCCGTGTCTTGGCCTTGCCGTGACTCACCCTTTGCACAACGATCTTGTCCGTCGCCACATCACGCCATTGCAACCTGAGCAACTCATTCAGTCGTAGCCCAGTATCAATCAGCATCGTCAACGCCATGTAGTGCGCCGACCTATTCGTCTTGACCCATGCCAACACAGCATCGATCTCGTCAATCTCAAGGTGTTGATCTCTCGCATCATCAGCTCGTGGCAACTCAATCCTTGGCACAACATCCAGCATGCCGTGCTTATTCGCATGATTGAGAATCGCCTTCAGCGCAACGAGGTGTCTGCGAATAGTCCCAGCTTGCACTCGTCCGAGGTCATTCGCATACATCGTTGCATCTAACGCAGTAATGCTCGACGCACTTCTCTTGCCAAACGCAGCAATCAATCGTGTCACATAGGGCGTGATGCCATCCATGCTGCGCCCCTCTCTACGCTTGAATGTTTCGTAGTGCTGCGCGCACTCATCAAACGTAAACTGTTTAGCGCCCGTCCCACTAAACGCCGCTCGCTCCAACTCCATCAACGCACGTTGCGCATCAGCTTTGTATTCCTTTCTCGGAGGAATACCTTTCAACGCTTTGCGTATGCGCTGCCCCGCTACTGTTCCACTCACTACCCAACTTGTTTTTGTCATGCTCAACTTCAGCATCACGCTCTCCTTTCCAATCCCTTCAAGCTCTTATGCCTGTTCCAATTCAAGTCCCAATCTTTCGGCACAGTTGTGATTCGTCGATACTCATCTGCACTAATCTCTTTGAACGGTGCGCTCATCTTCATAATGACTGCGGCTCTGTTGGTCACGCCAACGTGTCGCATGATTCCCGTGAGATATATCTTGGCCGTGCTTTCAGTGACTCCGAATCTGTCAGCGATCTCTTTGTTCCTCGCACCTCTCAAGATCATCTGTAATGTCGCGTTCTGCTTTGGTGTCATCACGCCAAACGCGGCGAAGTCGGTGCTTGTCTCGGCAACTGGTGGCCCTTGATGTGGATGCACCCTGAGCATGTTGGCCAACATCTGCACGTTGGCTTCAAGTGCAGCCAGTCTTTTGTAAATCGTTTCAATGTCCTGCTGGGAACGCATATCGCTACCCTCCTGAGGTTGTCACCTAAGTGTGACAATGAGAGTATCGGTCATCTTTATGAGACAGTCAACCCCCACCTTCAACATATCGATGTCACCCAATG